GCAACTGCACTTCCTCCAATGTAAATTTTTCCAACATTTGTAGTTAAAGATTTTAGTCTAACATTGTAAGCAATTGTAGCTGCAGCAGTTAAAGGTACTTGTGTTCCTGCAGTGGTTACAAGTTTTTGAATAGCCACTGGTCCACCGTAAGGATTTGTAACTTTTAAAACTCCTTTTTGAGTTGTTATTAAATTCGCTCTATCGTTGTCTGCAACATCTGCAGGCATTGCATCGCTTGCTTTTGCTCCGATTTTTAAAGGTTCTCCAGAATCGGCTGCATCATGTGCGACATTTCCCACGCTTTTACAAGAATCAGAAGAATCCCAATCATCTATAATTTCTACTGCTGTTTTAATAGCTCCTGTATCTGCATCAATAGTTTCTAAATAATTATTACATTCGTCATCAGTAGCAATAGTTACTCTTTGAGTCTGAGCAGTTAATACGCCTGCATTTGCTGATACATCTGTTCCTGCAATATTTAAATTAGTATTTAAATAATTTCCATCAATTGCATTATCTATTAATTCAACTGCTGTTTTAATATTAGTAGTGTCTGAAAGAATAGCTGTTGAATTTTTGTCTAAAGTCCACATCGCTCCAGAACCATCTACTCTTAAATTTGTATAGTCGTTTACTGCAACTGCTAAACCACTAAGAGCATCATCTCTGACTGCTCCTGCAGCTGTTGTCAAATCAGCAGGGGTAAACGCTGCATTTTCTGCATGTTGTTTTGTATAAGTACCCATTTATTAGGCCCCCTCTATTATTATAATCGCGTCTTGTGGATTTCCTGTTTCCACTTCATCTATATCAACTGTAATTATATCTCCAGCTGAAAGGCCAGAAACATCAGGTAATGTACAATCTACTTTTTTATCAGCATCATCCCAAGCAATTTTTGGTCTATTTGCTTGAGTAGTATAAGCTGTTGTACCATTGACGTTAACATCAAACATTGTACTACCAGCACTTCCTGCAGTGCCTCTCCATAACCAGACACCTGTTACTGTTAAACCTGAATCAGGAATAAAAGCACCATCTACATCAGTATCTGTTCTATAATAACCATTAGCAGCAAATCTCATTACCCTAGAGCCACCACCACTACTGCCTCCACCTGCGTGTGAATGTAATGTTGTTTCACTTCCATCTGTTAATTCTTCTAATTGAGCAGCAGTAACATCTGTTGCCCCATCGTTTGCAGTAACAAAAGCATAATCTATTGTGTCAAAACTTAAATTTCCTGCTCCATCTGTAACCCATGCATCATGATTTGCTCCATCAACTGCGGGTAATACCCATATTTGGTCTGCTGTTAATGCCGGGGCTTCAAAGCCAACATAGTTTACCCCCTCATAAAATCTTAATTCTTGATTGCTTCCGTTTAAACTTAAATTTCCATTTGTATTAAAATTTGCCACTAAATGATTTATGACAGCGTCGCCATATCTAATTATCGGAGCCGTTCCGGCAGAGGGTTGAAAAATCCATTGAATCGGATTGTATCCGGCATCTGCTCCCCATTCAGCATTACCTAGGGTTCTAGGATTAATACTAAAGGTTACGCTGTCGGCGATTGCGTTTCCAATAATATTAAGTCCTGTATCTTCTATTAAATTTAAAGTATCGTCTGGCGTTTCAGGAACAGGATTAGTTCCAGCAGGACAAGCAATACCTCTCCAATTATGATGTACATTCTCAATTGTTAAAGTATCTCCTGCAATACTTGTATCAATCCATGAACCGCCTGCTATTATTAAAGTATCAGGATTTGCGTCTGCAGTAGTTGTTCCAGTATCAGCTGTAACTGTATTAAATGCTCTGTAATGAGTATGATCATCATCGTCTAACCCAGTTAGATTTCCATGGTCTGCTGCTAAAGACGCAGTAAATGTTGTAGTAAATGCTGATTGAACTAAAATAGCAGTATCATCTCCTTGTTGGACAACAAATCGTCCTAGTAAAAGACCTGCTTCATCTATTTCAGGAGGCGTGCTTGTTGGTGGAGCTTCAGCTTCAGCACTAGCAGAATTAGTATGTTGAGTCCAACCATATAAAACAATAACATCCCCATCAGTTGCAAGATAAAACCATAAATTAACATATTTATTTGAAGCTAAAGTATTTAATGTACCTGTATCATCATCCCAATAGGCATTATCCCATGTAGTTTGATCCGCAACATAAGTCCAACCACTATCTGCTGCCCTATAAGCTCTGATATAAGTGTCTCCTCCTCCACCTGGGTCTGTATCTAATGCAGATATAGCAAATTCATTAAACCTTGCCCATAACTTTCCAGCAGTCATTGTGATATATTTATTATCATCTGCTGAATCACCAATAATCAACCCACCTTCACAAATATCTCTTGAAATATATCCTTGAACACAATCTGCTCTTTCAATAAGATTAGTAATACTATCTGTAACCCACCAAGGATTATTTAAAACATGTAAACTTCCTGCATTATTAATTACTGTCCCAAGGGGAAAATCAGTATCATAATTCCAAACATCAGTTGTTTGAAAAGTTACAGATGGAGATCCACTAGAATATTCAACTCCAACATAAATTGTAGAACCAGTAGCTATAGATGCACCTGATGTAGCCCAATCAAAAGCTAGTAATTCACCTGTATCTTCATCAGTTGCTTTGATAAACCCAGTTCCTGACCCAACAAGAACACTTCCATTACTTGCATCTGTAATTGTTCCGCCTTCTGCTCTACCAGTAGAGCCAAATAAATTTGCAAAATCATGAATCGTTTGCCATGTTGGAGAACCAATAGAAGAAAATCCTATTTTGTCAGCACCACATAAGTGACCTGAAGTTGTTGCGCTTAATTCTGTTTCAGTATAATATCTACCATCGTGATCTGAAACAGTTGAAGAAGGCATATCAGTTAAATCTACGTGAGCAGATACTATATCAGTCCAATCTAATATTCCATCTCCTTGAGTAGATAATGCAGTTCCACTAGCACCATCTGCAGCTGGATAAAAATAAAGAGTGTCTTCAGATAAAGCAGGTGCTTTAAACATTATGTTATTTGCGCCTTCATTCATTTCTAAAATTTGAGTAGATAATCCAGTAGCTGTTCCTGACGCTAAAAAAGCATTTTTATTAGAATCAATGGTTAATGAGCTGCCTATATCAATACTTAATGTATTTAATTTATGAGTTCCATCTTGAATATAATCATTAATATCATTTTGCCTTGACGCAGTAATAAGATCGCCAGGAGATACATCTGCTAAATCAGCCACTATTTATCACCATTATTTTTTAAGAAGTCGTGAATATCTCCACCACTTATATAAATCTTTCGTTTAGTGATAAACCATGAAATAAGCTCAGTTCTACTTACGTCTGGCATATGCTTTAAGAATTCTTCAGCTTGGTTGCTGAAGTATATTTTAATTGTTTTTTCTACTTCGTTACTCATTGTATTGAGCACCTTCTAAAAATAGAAAGCATTGTATTGCGTTTTATGTTTCGTCATAATAGAAAGTCATTGTTTGGCTTCCTATATTTCCTGGAGTTGTTACTGTACTTGGAACATCTAATTGTACTACGACATAGTTTGAATATCCTGTAGCAGCTGTTATAGCTGTTGTGAATGTTAAACCGGAAGTAATTTCAATTGCTTCTCCTGACGTATCCCAATCAGCTGTTGCGTTCTCAGCATAAACACTATTTGTCACAACAGGAGTTGTGCCTGTATGATGACTTCCTGCTGCTAAATCTAAGTTAGCATCACTTAATGTTCCTGCTGATTTGAAAAATTTAATGTTGTCAATTGAATTAAAAACACCATTAAATTGAAGCCTCATCCATCTTTCATAACTATATGCAGTTCCAGCTGAAGGTACAGTAATCATAGACCCTGTATTTTGATAACCTGTAAGATCTTCATCATATGCATCTACACTTAAAAGATTCCAATTTGAGGCATCTAAGCCGCTGGCCGGATGTACTACGCCTGCATCTGCTCCAGTGTAAACTTTAATACGTGTTGTTGCTACCATTTTTTATCACCCAGTCCAAAATTCTGCTCTTACTGTTAGCTCGCTTCCTGTTACAATATTATTGGCTGCAAAGCCTATTTTGTTGTTTAAAGCTATTTTATCAAATTTAGAGCCACCTGCTGCTTCTGCTGTTGTGCCTGAAACACCTACACATTGTACTCTTGGATAAAATATTGATAAACCTGTTCCTGGAAATGTTCCATAATTGGCAGTTGAGTCTCCACTATACCTTGCATCGTACAATGTTAAATCATAACTTGTACCTGAGCAATCAGCAATAACTCTTTCTAAAAAGCCTACTGCTCTAGTGTGATTTTCCTCATAACCACCATCACCAAGCGATAATCCAGTCACCTTAATTGTTTCTACTCTCGACATCTTAACTTACCTCTTCTATGTAAAAATCAACCGGTTGGTCTCTTGTATAAACATTATCTTTTTTTTGTTCTTTGGATTTAGCATAAGGATATACATTTAACCCTTTACTATCCACGTTATTTAAACTCAACCTTAGTCTGTCACTAGTCTTTCTATTTGATTGTTTAATCGTATCTGTTTTAAGAGTACATTTATGCAAATAGTCGTCGGCCCACTCAGTCAAGAAAATTCTTTCTTTGCATAGAGGACACTTCATTACCTTGCGCATCTTTGACATTTTTGTTTCCCTTAATTATTTTTTTATAACATTCAAAGCAAAAAGGACGCCCATAATATATGAGCCCCCGTTTGCCACATTCACATAACGGCATCATCTTCAATTAACTCTTTATGCTGGTGATACACCAAACGCAACATAACTAAAGCTACCTGTGGTTATATCTCCTACATATGCACTTCCAATTGTTAAGAAAGAACCTGGTGCAATTGTTTGAACCGCGAAGTCCATAGTTGAACCTGTTCCCATACCAGTTACTTGGATAGATGTTGGTGCTGTTGTAAAAGCTGTTGCAAATGATGTCCAACCACTACCTGTTATAACAGAGTTTGCGCCCCATTGGCCAACTTGCGGAGAAATTAATGCTGATGTTATCGCATCTGTTTCAATCTCAGCAGTTTTAATTGACCTACCTACATCTAATTGAGCACCTGAAACTATGTTAGCTCTTATTTCGTAAGAAGCCATTCCATCTTTTAAATTTGTACTTACCATTTTTTTAATTCACCTCTAAAAAAAAGAAAAAAAGTGCAGTATAACCTGCACAGTCATCTTATTGTTAAACTACTGTTAACTTAGCTCCTGCTAATGGTCTCAATGTTCTAGATGCCATTCTTTGCCCTACTTTAGCGTAAGTTAAGTCCCTTAGGGGGTCTCTCCATTGTTCAGTGAACAATGGTTTTCTCATTGCTAAAATAGCACATTCAGTTGGGTCTATAACAAAGACTGCATTTTCAGTAGCCGATGTACTTTCTACGAATTTAATTCCGCCAAACTGACCAACTAAACCCTTCAAGAAACCTTCTCTGCTGCCTAATTTGTCAGCTTCAATGAAAGTGTCAATGTTTGTAAGTTCCTCAGATTGTGTTGGATGGATCCATGCTACTGTTGGATCATAGTTTTGAACACGTACTAATTTCTTAGCTTTGTTTAAATCTGCGATACCTAATTCAGTACTTGATGTATCTACTGATTGGTCTGCTTCAGAAGGAATTCCTGTCGTAGCATTGTTTAATGCTGAGTATATAATTGCATCTTCTTTTCGCCCCATTTCAGCTCCTGCATTTCTCATCCTTCGTTCTACTAAATTCCAGTTCGCGTCTTCGACCATTTCATCTGTAATACCAAATGCATGACCATATTTCTTAGCTGTTACTTGCACTTTAGTGTATGTTTCAGCATCTAATGGATATGGAGCACCTTCACCAACAACTCTATTAAAATTGTGTGAGTGTACATCTTCCAAATCGATATCTAAAGTTGAACTCAATTTGTTTTCCATATTGATTACGTCAACTAATTGTCTTCCAACAGTGTTGTTGAGTTTTGCTTCAATAATCATTGGGAACAAATTTTGTTTAATTAACTCTGATTCGTCGTCTCTGTAAAGAACACCCGCATCCACAAGTTCTTGTAATGTTTTCATAATTTTCACCCGTTTATATCCTTAAGAGAGCTACAATATAGGTTCCTGATCCAGATGCACCTGTTAAAGCTCTTCCTATTTTAAATTCTTCTTCTGTGTCATTCACACCAGTTACAGAGTTTGCGAATGCATCACTATCATCACTTGGTGATATTGATTCTCCTGCTGTAATTGCGTCTTGTACTGGAAGTATAAAAATACCTTCAGTAGCAATATGGATAGCATCTCCTGAAGCCGCAGCTTCTAAAGCAACACCAACGACTATCCCGTCATCTGTTGAAGTATCCATTTTCATAACACAAAGTTCTTCATCAATTAATGTTGAAACACCTGCAGCCGCTACTATGTCAGTTGTACTTGTAGATTTTACAAGCATCCCTGCGCTGATAGCTTCTTGCGCCCACGCGGTGAATCCGTCTATTTCTTTTGCATACATTGCTTTTGCCATGTAAATTCACCTATATCCTTATGAGAGCCGCTATATAAGTTCCTGATGCTGATGCAGCAGTTAACGCTCTCCCTATTTTGTATTCTTCAGCCGCATTTGAAATTACTGTTACTGAATTTGCGAATGCGTCAGTACTGTTACTTGGAGCTATTGATACTCCTGCACCTATAGCAGCTTGTACTGGTAAAATAAAAATACCTTCAGTAGCAATATTAATTGCATCCCCTGAAACCGCATCTTCTAAAGCAATACCAACAACATATTGTCCATCAGCAGCTGCATCCATTTTTGAGACACAAAGTTCTTCATCAATTAATGTTGATACTCCAGCAGCAGCTACAATATCGGTTGTGCTTGTAGATTTTACAAACATTCCTCCAGTAATAGATTCTTGTGCCCATGCAGTAAATCCGTCTATTTCTTTTGCATACATTGCTTTTGCCATACTAATTCACCTATTCCCTATAGATGACATCTGAACCTTGCATTTCAATATTATACTTAGGTTTATCATCTTTAGTTAATTCAGCACTGTTTTTTGTCACTGGTTCTTTAGTGCTTTTAGAGATATTTTCTTGTTTATCTAACACTTTTTCAGCAAGTTTTTCAAAACTTTTTAATACTTTAGTATCGTATGCTTTTAATTCAGTAACTCTAGCTTCTTTTTCTTCTTCTTCAAGAAGACCTGCTTCAAGTTCTGCTTTTGCGAGTTTTTCAACTCTATTTGTCAATTCTAATTCAGCTATTTCATTAAGCTTTGTTTCTGATGCTTTAAGTTTTTCTTCAAGCTCAGTTTTCTCTGTTTGAACTTTTCCAAGTTCCAATACGCTAGTTTCAAGTTCTGCTTTTGCTTTTTCAAGCAATTCTTTAACTTCTGACAATTGTTCAGATGATTTTACATCATTCTGTTTTTCGAGGATTTCTACCGCTGAGTTTAATTTATCAACTAACTCTTTAGCTTTATCTTCTTCTAAATTGCCTTTAGAGAGAACTTTTGCTGCGCTTTTAATGTCTTTAAGAGCATTCATTTTTTTGCCACCTCTATGACTATTATTTAATATATTCAACTCAATCATTCAATCAATAAACATTATTCTACTATTTCAGCATGTGCTGTTTCAACTTGGCCATTTTCTAATAAACTAAGTTCAGTAAATTCTATTTTGTGTGCGACTTCTTCCTTTTTCTTATTAAGGATAGAATCAACCCACATTCCTACACTAACATCATTTACAAGATTTTCTTTTACTAATCTTGCGATATTAGTATCAAATACTTCTGCTTTATATTCAATTGCTTTAAGAGTCTCATTGAACCAAGTTTTTGTAACTTTTCCAATAATATCTTTTACGCCTTTTCCATGATCAACTCTTAATGGTTTTCCCACTAAGGAATTAGCTGATTTTCTTAAAATCTCAGCTGGATAAAATATGCCTTTAAATTCGCCTTCTTGAATCGCAATTCCTTGTATTTCAATTTTACCGTCAAGTTCTCCAAGTTGTTTCCAAGTTTTAACCTTACCATCACCTATACTAAAATTTTGATAAGTTTTATTCAATATAACTTGTTTTTTAGAAAAATCTTCAGATGCAACTTCTGAAACTAAAATTATTGCTTTTTTTGTTTCTGCTTGATTAACAAGGATATTTTCAATCTCTGCTGTTTTTTGTTCTAATTCTTTAATAATTGACATGTTAACTACCTCATAAATATTTTAAGTAATATATAAAGCTTACGGTAATATCGCATTCCAAAGGCTATAATCGCCTGGGTGTAAAGGTAATTTGCCATATGCTGCTTCTAAAGATAAAACTAAATCATGTGATTGAACTGTTTTAATGTTTAAATCTTTAAATCCAAATAATAACCCATTATTATAAGCTCGTGATATTTCAGTCAATGAAATCAAATCAAGTCTAGTTCTATTTTTACCGCTGGCAAGTTTTCCAAATAAATTATCTATTTTATCTTTAAGTAAATTTCTTTCTTTTTTAGCTATTGAATCAGTTGCAAGCCAAATAGATTTATCTATATATTCATTTAACAACTTTCTAGAAAGAATACTTGCATAATGTTCTAAAAATTCAACCTCTTCTTTTGTTAAAAGCACTCTATCAGCGCCTGCTTCAGTTATACCTTTTTTAGCTGCTTCTTTCATAAATATATATAATATATCACCTAAAGCAGTTTCATCAGCATCCAATTTAATTTCCCCATCTAATGTCTCAAATGAAGATAATTGATTATAAAAATCATTTCTTAAACCTTCAAAATGTTCTGCTAAAGCAAAACCTAATGGTTTAGATAATTGACTTAATTTTTCTCTACCTTTATCGCTTGGTCTAGCTTTTCCAGGAACAACTGTTTTTTCAGTATCTACAACTCTTGATGGATCATCAACTTTAGGAGCGCCTCTTTTTTCAGGAGGGGCTGGCATCTGCCCAGGCATTTGACCTGGTAAAATTTCATCAGGTAATGTGTCATTATCTGCTATACTATCATATGGAGGAAATCCTAACAATTCTCTTGCTTCAGCACGAGTAATAACCATTTTTTCTAATAGTGTTGCTACTCTTCCAGTCTTATCAGTTTCATCTTCTGAGATTAATTCATTCCATTCTAATTCAGGAGCCTCAGCCCAACCTTTTAATTCAGCTAATCTTTCAAATAATTTAGATTCAACTTCATTTTTAATTATTCTTTGAGCATCTCTAATTTGTGCTGTAAAATGTTTTGTTTGTTCTTGAGTAGTAGCTTTATTTGTGTTTTCACCTGTACCCATAATCAAAGGTTCAGGAATACCAAATCCAGCAATAATTTGTCTAACAAATACTTTAGGATATGCCTCAAAACTCTTTGGAGATGTAGCTTCTAAAATTTTAACATCTACGTCACCTGAATGAACAAATTCACTCATAACATTGATATCTTCAACTAAATCAGCAATAGAATCTATTTGAGTTTCAGTTACTTCTTTATCTTCTGTACCTACTTTAATATCAAAGAAAGGATAACCATATCTATGAAATGCTTTACCAATTCCTTCTTCAACATTCATAGCTCTAATAATAGAAGCCATATTTGGTTCTAATAAAGAAAATCCTAACATAGAATCTCCTACTTTTCTGAAAGCAAAATGAACAATTTTTTCCTTTGGAATTAATGTTCTTTCTTGGCCCAATATATTTGTTTTAGAATCAACGTCTGCTATTTGCATATATCCTTTAGGATAACCATCTATACCAAAAATAATATTATCTTTATCATCTTTAAATAAAGTCATTGTTTTAGGATGTACTAATTTTAAATCAACTATTTCAGATCCATCATCAATAATTTCCATATAGCCATTCCCAAAAACATCGCTGTTTTTGATATTCTGACTGAGCCTATCATCGAAATTGATATTTTTCATCATTTTTTCTGTTTCTTCGACGTGGCTTTTATCATCAGACACAATGGAATAGCCTCTGGATAAAATTTCACTTGCTCTGATTTCTACAGCTCTATAAGAAAGTTGATAACGTAAATAAACTAGTTCTAAATCAGCTGCTTTTAAAGGTTTTACTTTGTTGCCGACGTTTGTTTGAAACTTATCTAAAGCATCTTTAGATTTACTTTTAGCATTTCCTTTTTTGGGAACTCTAGCTAAAACGACTGCCTTGTTATAATTAGTTGCTTTTTTATCTAATTTTTTCTTTTTAGTAGGCAATAAATCACCAGAAATCAGGATTAATCACAAGCAATAATAATTTAAGTAGTATATAAAGCTTTCTAGTGGTGGTGGTTGTGGGTACTGGAAAGCACCCACAATCAGTGGATTTTACTCCACAAGTATAATAAACATAAAGGTTTTTAAACTTATCGAATCGTAATAACATTATGAAATTGAATGTTGTAAATATTAAGCGTGTGTCTGGAGATAAATTAACCTTAGTTCCTTTAGGAGATGTCCACTACGGCGCTAGAGAATGTAAAGAAGAATTATTTCAAAAGTATGTTGATCATGTAGCAGATAATAAAGATTATAGAACTATAATGATGGGTGATATGATAAATGCCGCTCTTAGAGATTCAGTGGGTGCTGGAAGTTACGATGATAAAATGAATGTCCAACAACAAAAAGACGAAATACTAGATATTTTACACCCTATTAGAAAAAAGATTATAGGATATCATACAGGTAACCACGAAGAAAGAATATACAAATCAACTGGTTTAGATATCAGTAAAGATATGGCAAAAGACTTAGGCGTACCTTATTTAGGATATGCTGCATTTACTAAACTAAGACTCGGAAAACAAAATTATTGTTTATATTCAACCCATGGCTCATCTGGAGCAACTATGCCTCATACTAAAATTAAAAAGTGTTTAGATTTAGGAGCTTCATTCGAGGCAGATATTTATTTATATGCCCACGTTCATAGATTGGATAGCGCTATTGAGGATAAATATTATGTCGATTATGGATCCAAAATGATTAAAACTAAAAGAAAAACATTTGTGTTGACAGGTCATTTTTTAAATTATGCTGGTTCCTATGGTGAAGCTAAGAATTTAAGGCCAGATAGGCCAGGTGCACCAAAAATTAAATTGTATAAAAACAAATGGGACGTACACGTTGGATTGTAACTAATGAAAAGCTCATAGTGGCTCAAAAGGTGATAAATATAGACGAATACAAAAAAACAGTACAATACTCTGTAAGAGATGATAAAGACTGTGCAAGCAGAATTGTTTTAGAGAGCACTCCTTACAAAAATGGAATGAGTAAAGTTACTAAAATAAAACTCCCTTTAGTTAAAAACCATAAAACAGTAGAAGGCAATTTTCACACTTGTGGCAATAATAAATATTTTGAGATTGAATTTGGAGACTATTATGAAAATGGTTTTGTTGTTCATATGAGTCCTAAATTTCTGTCTGCTATTTTAAGAATTGCTAAACAAGAACATAAATATATGCATCTTAACTCAAGAAGTAGAAGTGCCGAAGTAAATGCTTTAAAAAAGGTAATGGATGAATCATTTGGTGAAATTAAACCAGCTAAAAAAAAAAGACGAAAAAAGAAGGCTTCAACGCCTTAATCTTCCATATGTTTGAACATTTCCTTTTTTAGACCCAAAACAACCTAAACACAAAGACCAAAGAATATCATCAAAAGTACCATCAGGAGGGTTATATATTTCTCTTCCAACAGCGTTTACTTTAACTTCTTGTTCTTGCATTTGGTTTAAGAGAGATTGTTCATTAGGTAATTTTATTAGTTTTTTATTAAGTAATTCTCTTAAATTGTTAAACATTTGTTCTTTAGACTTTGTCTGAAATTCGACTGGAATAATTGAAAACTTTTGAAAAAATCTATCTTCTTTTAATTCCTCGTAAAACACACGTCCTGCGCCAGTAGAATCTAGCATAGTTTTTACTGGTTGAAAATACATTAAGATATTTCTAAGAATTCCTTGTTGCTCAGCATATTTAGTTTGAGCATATTCCTTAAACCATAATAATTTCATTTGACCTGTTTCAGGATGTTTTGTTAATACGGTAAAAACAGTCCTAGAAGTGAATCTACCAATATCCATCCCTACATAAACAACCATATTGTCTTGTCGCGGAATATCTTGATATGAGTGAGGTATTCTGAAGTCTAAGTTAACACAAGACATAATTAAGTCCCATGACAATGCAGTATATTGAGTCTCTGTAAATTTAGCCTCATACTCTCTTGAAAAAGCTGGTGATGGAAACCCTAAAAGCTTTTTTTGTTCATTTATAAAATCTACATTATATTGACCTACTTTAAGACAATCTGTATAATTTATTTGATGAACTTTATAATCTGCAACATTTGTAATTGGATTTATCCTTGTAGCTTCCCAAAAGTGATTTCTACCAACTGGTGTGCCAATTTGAATGATCGATCCATTTGTAGCTGCAATCATTGGTAAAATAACTTCGTGGACTATGTTATCTTTAATATATGCAGATTCTTCTAGAATTATAATGTCTGCAGTTTCACCACGAATAGTTTTACCATCTGCGCCACAAGGCATTGCTTTTATTTTAGAAGTATTCTTAAAACGCATCTCTTCAGCAAAATCATCCATAACTTGTTCTCTAATCCAAGCAGATTCTCTTAAAAATGCTTTCATGTAAGAAAATAGATTTTTTGATTGTCTTTGAGTAGGTGCAACGAGCAACAAACGTTGTCCCGGAACAACGCAGGCCCAATAAACACAAAAAGCAGCTAAAGCATATGATTTACCTGCTTGCCTGGGCATAATACCTACAACACGCTTTTTTGTAGCACAATCCCTCATAAACTTAGCTTGATAGGGATGTGGTTTAAATTTTAAGAAATATTTTGCAAATTCAACTGGGTCGTCGAATACTTTTTTCATAGAAGTTGCTTTAGTCATTTACTCATCTTTTTTTCGAGTTTAGTTAATCCAACTGATCTTTTGATTTTTTCAATTTCAGCAATCACTTCATTTTCATTATCTAATTTATCTTCTTTTACTATTTTAGGTAATTTAGAAATCATGTCTCCAAGAACTTTCTGAGCTTGAAGTACATTATAGTCCATACGTCCGCCTTTAGTTTCTAAGTATGTTTCAGACATTGCTTTAGTTTCATAAACTAATTCTAACAATATTTCTGCAGGAGATTTATTTAACCATCGTTCTTTTACAGCTTCAACTCTGTTTGAATTAGCTAACCATGCTTCATCTATTTTAGCAATTTCATTCTTACGTCTTTCCTGCATTTCAACTGGCATAAGCACACCAGTGTGACTTCGGTCTTTACTTTTAAGTTTATCACTCATCTAATCACTGTTATGTACAAACTAATTAATATAATTTACTTATAACCAGCTTTAAAGACCGATGTTCCATCAGTGTCTTTAATATTTATTTTATGTGCCCAACGACACAAATCTTTAATTAAATTATTATATGCCGGTGTATCAAACGCCGGAAAATTAGCCATATTTTTAATTCCATATTTCATGCATTCACCTCTATTTAAGCTCCAAATGCCCCTTCAAAATTGTATGAGCTTTAATCCCCGCGTCATCCACCTAATCTTTCAAAAAAATATTTTGTAATGAAAGCGACGCAATTTTATTAAGACGTTAGACTTTTTAAACTTTACTTGTAGACAATTTATAAACCAAAAGGAATATAAACCTTGTGGATTATATATATGTTATGAAAATACCTAGCAAAATGAACCGATTATTAACAATTATAAAATCGTCTAACTCTGCTGCTGAAAGACTATCGGCAGCCAATATTCTAGGAGTTTATGCTTTAAGACCAGAATATATTCAATTATTAGACGAAATGGTAAAAGAAATTGAGGAGTTGAAAAACAATGGAATGGGAAAAACTAGACACTGCAACACAAAAGCGAATACAAAATCCGCGAGGACAGTTGACCTCTTCGGAACGGCAGATTAGAAAAGAATTGTTTTACAGCACTGGTTGGTTTGATCAAGGTGGATATAAACATATGTTTAGAACTCCTAATCCACAAGGCAATTTTAAAGCAAGACGTTGGGCATTTGTTAACCAAAAAAAGACACTCAAAGAAACCATTAGTAATATAAAGGTGAAAAAATGAGTAATGTTATAAAAATAGGCCGAATTGTCAAAATGCCTGAAAGAAAACCTATAACTGATTATGATGAAAAAACTAAATGGACTCTTAGTGTAAGAAAATCTGGATTAATAGAATGGACTTGTGTTCATGGAATAGGTCATCCAGATAAGCTTAGTATGAAAAGACTTGATGCTTTTCCAGATTACGAAGGCAGTAAAGGGACATGGGGAATTCATGGTTGTGATGGTTGTTGTGAGAAAGATACTTTTCCTGGAAGAGTTACAAAAAAGTTTGAAGTATGGGTTACAGAAAGAAACCAAGGCTTACTTATAAAAGATATTTCAGATAATCATCTAATTAACATAAAAGGACATTTAATTGATAGATTAGATGAAACTTATGAAGATGTTGATGAAGAGAGATTTTTAACTAAATGGCAAAAGCGAATTAATAAAGAAATTGCAAAAAGGGGATTACATGACAAAAAGTAGAAAACAGAAAAAGAAATTTGATTGTGGCCATATTGGCTTTGGAACTTATTGCCACTTTTGTGAGCAGAAGGAAAAACAAAAGAAAATAGGTGAAACTGTAGAGGTTGAAGAAAATGAACACTGATATTGAATTTAAACAAGTATTAACTGATTTACAAGCCATGAGAGATGAAAAACAAAAGGATTACGCTGATGACTGGTTAGAAGTAGGATTAGTAGGTAATTTTTACAACATATGGCGTAAATTCAGCAGACTGCAACAAAAGTTCTTGAAAGGCAGTAAAATGACTGATGCAAATCTTTTAGACACTTATATTGATATGGCAGTGTACTGTATTTTTGCAATTATTCAAATTAAGCAAAAAATAAAAAAAGCAAGAAAATTATTTGGAGAAGATTGTTGGGGTTTAGACTTATCTGAAGATCAAACAAGATTAACTGATAAAAAAAGAAAACTGCCTGGATGGGATAGCCCAACTAAAGTAAGGCATATTATTTCGGAGCAACTTTAACCAAAAGGTTTAAAATAACAATGTATGGAGATTAAATGTATGAAAACAAGAGTAAGCGCACAATTAAATTATAAAAATTACTGTGCCCGAAAAGAGCAAGTGCGAAAAAAACCAGAAAATGCACCATCTGAAGAAATGGTGCTTGCAATGCTTAGAGACATGGGCCCTGCATCAAATAACAATAAAGGTGGGTATTACAATATGAGGAATATTGAATGAAACATTGGAAACCAAAAATAGTTCAAGGAATTGTTAAACTTAAAAAAGCAGAATGGGAATTAAATTATTGTTATGATGATTTGGAAGGTATTGTTTCAAAACTTGAAACGTTTACAACTGAAAGTGAAGCTATCCAATATGTTAATGATGAACTTAAAGATTTAGATAATATTGAATGGGATGTAAACAAAAGACAAAAAATAAAACAAATACCTGCTATTTCAATTAAGGATTATAAAAAGTCTTTAGAATCTTATAGAATTGGATTAATTGCAGAATTACTCATAGGAGTAAATTTTGATAAAGGGATTTTTGCAGGAATGGACTTTGTTGAAAAAACAATGAGTTATACAAATAAGTTTTTAAAAGAAAATGAGTTGAAAGAATGACATTTACAGAAATATGGTATGATTCAGAGTCAGCAGAAATTAAATGTGAATGTGGAAAAGAATTTCAGTTCAGTGATGAACAATTGATATGGACTTGTGATTGTGGGAAAAAATACAAATTTCATCCAAGTTATGTGGAGGAAATAAAATGAATGTAACAGAGTGTGAATTATGGAAAGCAAAAAAATGAATACAATAGAGTTATTTTGTGGAACTAAGTCGTTTAGTAAAGTAGCGGCAGGAAAAGGATATTCTACGTTTACAATAGATAATGAAAAAAGATTTGATCCTACAATGATTGCAGATATAAATAAATTAAATGTTGCACAATTTAGAAGAGATTATTTTAATATTTTATGGGCTTCGCCACCATGTGATACTTTTAGTACGGCTTCAATAAGTACGCATTGGACAGGAGGATTTAGAGAATATATTCCTAAAACAGAAAAGTGTATTAAGGCTTTAGAATTGATTGATAAAACAATAAGAATTATAAAAGAATTAAATCCTAAGAAATGGTATATTGAAAATCCAAGAGGGGTTTTAAGAAAAGTAATTGATGATGCTTTTATGTTGCACAGAATTACAGATTATAGACGTGTTACTGTTACTTATTGTCAGTATGGAGATAATAGAATGAAACCAACTGATATTTGGACTAATGATTTTACTTGGAAGCCTCGTAAAATGTGTAAAAATGGAGATAAATGTCATGTAGCAGCTCCAAGAGGATCTAAAACAGGAACACAAGGATTAAAAAATAAAATAGAAAGAGGAATAGTTCCAAAAGAATTAATAGAAGAAATATTAAAGGAAGTGAAAAAATGAATGAATTTGAAGTACAATTTGCTGATTATGATGAAAAAATAGTTTTGATAAATAAGAAAGGAAAAGAGTTTCATATAACTCTTTGGTCTGAAACATACAAACAGGTTAGGAATTATTTAAAGAATTCAGCTTAATGCGTGTTTCACGCATATTAAGGAAATGAAAAATATCAAAAGGTCAAGATAGCGGAGTTGAAAAAGGAAGAGTAAATCGGGTTATTGCAAAAGTGGTATCCGTTGACAAGTATCTTCTCTGCCTTGCAAACCTAAAAAAAGGAAGTGGAAAAATGAAATATGTTAGTGTTTATGAAAAAGAATATGATATTTTTAATGCAATTAATAAAATTTATTTAAATAATGAAGGAATTGAATTAGACCCAACATATTCTAAAGGAAATATTTACAAGGGTTTTCATGAACCTATGTTTAAATTTGATTTAAACCCACAAACAAAAGATACTGTTAAAGCAGATTGTAGAAAAATGGATTTGCCAAGTAATAATTTTAAGAGTATTATGTTTGACCCGCCTTTTTTGTTTAGAAATAGAAAAAGCGTTAA